CCTCATCGTTACAATCAAGGCAAGAGCAATAGTCGTCCGAGACCACGCTCTGTTGTAACGGGTTCCGAGCGGTCCAGTTCGAGCACCTCAGGTAGCAGCAACGAGTTTTTACTCTCGCCCCAACGGGTAGCTGCGATCAAGGAAGCTGGAATGTGGGACAACAAGGAACAACGCATGAAGATGATCAAACGCTTCATGGATTTCGACCGTGAACAACAAAGGAGTGGAAATGGACGATAGGCTTAGAAAGAATTCTGACGCTGGCCGACGCTCTCGGGCTTCCGAGGATCGACAGCGTGACGCACCTGAGGCAGGTTTTGCCTTTGCGGGGGAACGTCGCAAGATGTTCCGGTCGGAGTGGCTACAGGAGGCTCTCCCGACACCGCCGGAGATTCCCGGCTTCCACCTTTGTTGGCTATCGACTACCAATTCGTATGATCCGATTCACAAGCGGATGCGCCTGGGCTACGAGCCTGTTAAAGCTGATGATCTTCCCGGCTTTGAGCATCTAAAAGTGAAAGCAGGCGAGTTTGCAGGGTTTGTAGCATGTAACGAAATGATCTTGTTCAAGCTTCCAATGGACATTTATCAGGATTACATGACGCAGGCTCACTTCGATGCGCCCCTGGAAGAGCAGGAAAAGATCCGGGTGCAAGTCGAGCAGTTGCAAGGCGCACGCGACTCAAACGGCAGACGGCTTGGGATGGTTGAGGGCGACGGGATGAATTTTGACCAACCAACTCGACCCCCGGTATTCGAGGGTTGAAACCTCAGGAGTCTGACAAATGAGTGCTACCTCTGCTGCCTTTGGCATGCGGCCTGCGTTCCACCCGTCTGGGTTGGACCGTGCGCAAGCAATCGCCAATGGCATTACGTCGGGTTACGCGACGAACATCCTCAAGGGTCAGCCTGTCAAGATCGACGTCAGCACCGGCGCTATCGTAGTTGCCGCTGCTGGTGACGCTTTTGTGGGCTGTTTCGCAGGCGTGGAATTCACCGACACCACGGGTCGTCGGCGCGTTTCCAACTACTGGCCTGCTTCCACCTCGGCCACCGAGATCGTTGCGTATTTCTACAGCGATCCCGCCATCGTTTACGAGATCCAGACCAACGCCACCATCGCGCAAACCGCGATCGGCCAGGAATACGATCTTGCATCGACGACCGCCGGAAGCACGACCACAGGTCTTTCTGCTTGCATGCTGAGCACCTCGGCTGCCGCAGCTAACGCCTCCGCCCAAATGCGCGTGATCGACATTGCGCCTTACCCCGACAATGCTTGGGGCGATACCTATGTCATCGTGCGTGCCCAGATTGCCGAGCATCAGTTCGGTGCCATCTACACGGGTTCGGCGAAGGCCTACCCCGTAACCATCGCTTAAGGAGGGCTAGATCATGGCAGCCCCGATGCGCAGTACCGACTTTCGGTCGATTGTCGAACCGATCCTTAACGAATCGTTCGACGGCATTTACGACCAGAGAGCCGATGAATGGTCTACCGTTTTCCGTGAGCAAAACGGTATCCCCCGTAACTACCACGAAGAGCCGGTCCTTTATGGTTTCGGCGCAGCCCCTGAAATGCCTGACGGCACTCCCGTCACATATCAGCAGGGCGGCGTGCTCTTCCTCAAGCGCTATGTGTACAAGGTCTATGGTTTGGCCTTCGCACTGACCAAAGTGCTCGTGGAAGACGGCGACCATATCCGGATTGGTCAGGTCTATGCTAAGCACCTCGCACAGTCTCTCGTCGAGACCAAGGAGACCTTGGCAGCCAACGTGCTCAACCGTGCCTTTACCGCAGGCTATAACGGTGGCGACGGCGTTCCTTTGAACTCCGCCTCTCACCCAATCGTCTCGGGCACCTTCAGCAACCTGCTTACGACGGCTGCGAACCTTTCGCAAACGTCCCTTGAGCAGATGCTCATCCAGATCCGTCAGGCTGTTGACAACAACGGCAAGAAGATCCGTTTGAACCCGCTGAAGTTGGTTGTTGCTCCTGGCAACACCTTCCAGGCTGAAGTTCTGCTTAAGAGCGTTCTGCGTGCTGGTACCGCGAACAACGACATCAACCCGATCAAATCGATTGGCTTGCTGTCCGAGGGCGCTTCGGTTATCAGCCGTTTGACCTCGCCTACCGCATGGTGGGTGCAGACCGACGCACCGGAAGGCATGAAGCTGATGATGCGCCGCGCCCTTGAGAAGACCATGGAAGGTGACTTCGAAACCGACTCCATGCGCTACAAGGCCACCGAGCGTTATGACATCGGCTGGACCGACCCGCGTGCCATGTACGGTACTCCTGGCGTCTAAACCGGCGAGGGGCTTCGGCCCCTCTCCTCATAGGAGAGAAAAATGGCGTACAACAACAATGTGACTAATGCAGCAGGCGTACTGTCGGCGATCACCGCAACGATCGCTTATACGGACACCTCCGCGGTCACCATTGGCACGCTCCCCGCAGGCGCTCAGATCGTTGATGTCAACATCGACGTGACGACTGCTTTCAATGCCGGTACGACCAACACGGTCACGGTAGGCAAGACGGGATCGGCTGCGGCGTTTGTTGCTGCTACTTCGGTTGGCTCTGCTGGACGCGCTTCGGTCGCCACGACCGGCGTATACAGTGCCTGGGCTAACGTGGGTACCAGCGATATTGACTATGCAACCGTGACCTTTAGCCAGACCGGCACAGCAGCAAGTGCAGGCGCTGCCCGTGTGACGATCGTCTACAAGTCGTTCGCATAAGGAGCGGATCATGGGTCAGTTCAAGCCGATGGTGAAAATGATGACCACCGAGCCTTCAGTGGAATTGAAGCTGAAGAAGGGTGGCCATGTGCAACGTAAAGCGATGGGCGGGATGCCCGACGCTATGGGTATGCCTGCGGCTGCAAAGCCTTCAGAGCGTGGTATCCCCATGGCAGCACGTCGTGGTATCGCTCCCAAGATGACCGTGCCTAAAGGCGGTATGCGCGGTCCAATGATGCGCAAGAAGGGCGGCGAGGTTGAGTCCAAATCGATGCACAAGGCCGAAATGGCCGAGATGAAAGGCATCAAGAAGGAACTCAAGTCCCACGAGGACAAGCCTGCCTCCAAGGCGCATAAAGGCCTTAAATCGGGTGGTGTTGCAGCCTATGCAACCGGTGGCGTTATTGAGAAGTATGCGACCGGTGGCGTTATCCAAAAGTTCAAGAAGGGCGGACTTCAGGACGACGGCAAGGCAGTGAAGTACCCGAAGGTGCCTGCTACCAAACCTCCGTACATTACGAAGCTTGCCGACACCCACAAAAAGGGCGGTCGGATTGCTAAGAAGGCCTACGGCGGCGCGTGCTGAAACGGTGGGGGCTAAGGCCCCCGCTTACTTTAAGGACTTGCAATGAAAGTTCAATCCGTTTCAAAGACAGGAGTAGGCTCAAGCAGCGCTCTGGTCATGAATACCAACATCAGCCCCTTTAACGTCGGGTTTGGTGTCGTTGTAACTGGGACGGTCAACTATACCGTCCAGCACACTTTTGATGATCCGGCAATTGGCTTTACGACTTGGTTCTCGCATCCTACGGTAGCCTCGCTGGCAGCCAATGCCGATGGCAACTATGCCTTCCCGGTTACCGGCGTTAAGGTCCTGGTGAACTCGGGATCGGGTACCGCAACGCTTAATCTCATCCAAGCAGGTATCTGATGGGCATCGTCGGCTACACCGGCGTTGCTGATCAAGCCAATACGTCCGATGGGTTTGCTCGTGGCATAGGGGCTCAAAACGTCATTGGCGGCACGGATTGGGGCCTGGACGTTGGCGATAACGGCGTGGTCGATATGTATGGCGCGGCACCAACAACCACCTTCTACATTCTTGATGAGACAGACCCAGGGTATGTCCTTCAAGAAGATAACAACAAGATCGTATTGGAGGCCTCGTAATGGCTGATCAAAAGATTTCCGCGATGCCTACCGCCGCAACCCTGACGGGTGCGGAGCTTATCCCCATGGTCCAGAGCGGTGCGAACGTCAAGGCAACGCTATCAACCCTTCGTGCTTTTGACGCAGCTTATGGTGCCTTTAGCAGCAACGTCGACCAAACTGGAAGTATTAGCGCGGGCACGGCCATGACGTTCAATTCCGTGGATGTTGCAGACGGCGTTACAGTCGCAAGTAGCAGCAGGATTACCGTTCCCAACACCGGGATTTATAATCTGCAATTCAGTGCTCAGTTTAAGAACGTCGAAAACACGCAAGAGGATGTCACGATCTGGTTTCGGGTTGATGGCGTTGATCTCGCCAACTCGGCAACTCAAATGACGATACCCGCACGCAAGTCTGCAAGCATATTCGGTTATGGGGTCGCGGCCTGGAATATTTTCCTGTCGCTTACCGCGGCCCAGTACGTTCAAATTGTATGGCTTCCAACCGTTGCAACCTTGACGATGGAAAACCTTCCCGCAAGCGTATCGCCTGCTTATCCGGCGATCCCCTCCGTTATCGCTACTATGGGGCAGGTGGCCTAAATGCCAGCCAAGTCGAAAGAGCAGTTCCGCCTGATGCAGGCGGTGGCCCATAACCCCTCGTTCGCTAAGAAGGTCGGTATCAAGCCGAGCGTAGGGTCTGAGTACACCAAATCCAACGTCGGGGGAAAGTCCTATGCAAAACTTCCTGAACGCCTTAAAGAGGGTGGCCCGAGCCTTGCGGTTGGCCGTGGCGAGAAGCTTCCGGTCTCTCAAGGCGCGGGTCTTACCGCCAAGGGTAGAGCGAAATACAACCGAGAAACAGGATCAAACCTAAAGGCTCCACAGCCCGAAGGAGGCGCTAGAAAGCGTTCCTTTTGCGCGAGAATGCAAGGGGTAGTGGATAATGCCAAGGGACCCGCTGAACGCGCCAAAGCGTCCCTACGGCGCTGGAAATGCTAAGGGGTAGCGATGACAACATCGGGCACGGTAGGCCAAACAGTCATCACGACGCAAAGCCTCATCGATCATGGGGCTCGTCGCAGCGGTAAGTTTGCCGAATCGCTGACGGTCGAGCAGGTCAACGCCTCCAGGCAAAACCTTTACTACCTGCTATCGAACCTCGCAAACCGCGGGATTCAGTTTTGGTGCGTCGAGCAGACCATTATCGGCATGAAGGCCTTGCAGTACATCTACGACCTCCCTGTCGGGACCGTGGACGTGCGCAATGTGCTCTACCGCAAGACGATGAGGCCCTCGGGTTCTTACACGTCCTCGGCCGGTGGCACAGTCGCCAATGCCTTTGATGAGAATACCGACACCATTTGCACACAAACCTCGGCTGGCGGCAATATCGCAATCCAGTACACCGAGGACACCTACGTCACGATGGTCGGTCTCCTTCCGGGTACTTCCTCAACGGTTAACCTCATCATCGAGTATTCCTCCGACGGATCGACCTGGAGCACACTTAAGAACCCCGGGTCGACGGTCTTGGTAGACAACGAGTGGACATGGTTCACGATCGAGCCTGGGGTATCGGTCGAGTATTACCGCGTGAGGGCCGTATCAGGCACCCTGGTTATGCGCGAGGTCTACTTTGGGACTACGGTCACCGATATTCCGATGGCTAGGCTTAACCAAGACGACTATACGAACCTGCCGAACCGCAACTTCCCAAGCAATCAGCCCCTGCAATTCTGGTTTGATCGCAAGCTGGACCCCCAGGTTTACTTGTGGCCGGTCCCGAATAATAGCTTTGTGCAAATGGTCTGCTGGCGGCAGCGTCAGATCGAGGATGTCGGGGCCTTAAAGGACTCCATTGAGGTCCCCCAGCGCTGGTTCCCGGCCATTCAGGCCATGCTTGCCCATGCGATGAGCCTCGAGCTTCCTGACGTGCAGGAAAACCGCATCCTCATGCTTGAAAAGTACGCCAAGGAGGCCTTGTACGACGTTGAGCAGGAAGAGCGCGACAAGAGCCCGATCTACTTCGCCCCGAACATTTCGATGTACACCCGATAATGCCTAGATTCCTTGACACTCATGGTAATACGGTGCTGTCGATCGCAATATGCGGTCGGTGCAGCATGAAGAGGGCTTACGTCCAGCTTTCTTCGGACCCGAATTACCCTGGGCTGATGGTTTGCGATCAGGGGTGCAAGGATCAATTCGATCCCTATCGACTTCCCGCCCGACAAACTGAGAGAATTACACTTCGGTGGCCGCGTCCTGATACGCCACTAACCGTAGTTGATGATGCGCTGATCACCAATCCGTATAACACCTCGATCATTTCGCCCGAGCAGGCGAATGTCCCGGTAAACGGTAACATCGACGGCCTGGAAGACTGATATGCCCAATTTGCGAATCTCTGAACTGCCAACGGGTAGTGCCATAACGGGCACGGAACTGGTTCCTGTCAGCCAAAACGGCACGACCATACAGACGACGACCGCGGCGATTGCAGGTTCTATTAGCCTTAATTACCCGTTCCTGACGGTTGGCAACCAACCTTTGCTTACCTTAAGTCGTCAGATCGGCGTGAGTTCCGGCTTAAGCATTACTGACGGTGGTGCCCAAGGGACGTTGCAGATCAGCCCTTCGGGCGCTCTAGCCTCTTTGGTAAGTGCTAGTAATGGAGTCCTTACTAAGTCGGGCACGACGATTACAGCGAGGTCAATTGCGACCTCTGGAAGTGGTTTGAGTATTGCCGATGGCGATGGTGTTGCGGCAAACCCAACCCTTTCATTGGCGGGTTATGTTGCTCAGGTTGCTGGGCTGTCTTCTGGGACCGGTCTTGTAAGCAGGTCTTCTGGTGGCGGCGCTACGCTGCTAACGATTACGGGAACCGCAAGCGAGATTGATGTAGCAAGCGGCGATGGAAGCTCAGGCAATCCTGTTGTCAGCATCGCTGATAATCCAGCCCTTCCAGGTGTTGAGGGTGTCATATTGCCGTCCGGCGCAACAGGCGATCGTTCTGTCTCTCCGACCAATGGAACGATGCGCTATAACACCACCACTCAAAACTTTGAAGGCTATGCCAATGGGGCTTGGGGCGCGATCGCTGCCGGTTCCGGCGTTACCTCAATTACTTCGGGTCTTGGCATCTCGCTATCGCCATCAACGATTACGTCAACTGGATCGGTGGGTATCGACACTTCGGTGGTCGCAACCCTAACAGACACCCAAACGCTGACCAACAAAACCATCAGCGGTTCGAGCAATACGCTTAGCAATATCGGTAACGCTAGTCTCACCAATAGCTCGTTGACTTACAACGGCGTTACAGTTTCGCTAGGCGGCGCTGGCACTATTACCGCCGCTAATCCAAATGCGCTCACCGTAGGTACGGGTTTGCAGCTTGATTCCGGGACGACTTACGACGGCTCCTCCGCAAGAACGATCAGCATCGATTCTACGGTCGCAACGCTCACCGGATCGCAAACGCTGACGAACAAAACGATTAGCGGATCAAGCAATACGTTGACGAATATCGGCAACGCCAGCCTGACCAATTCATCGCTCACAATTGGCACGACAACTATATCACTGGGTGCTACAAGCCTTACGCTTGCCGGTCTTACTTCAGTCGCCGTAACTGGCGACCCAACATCGGCACTTCAGCTTGCAACAAAACAATATGTTGATGCGGTTGCTGAGGGGCTCCATGTTCACGCCAGTTGCGCAGCAGCAACGACAGGAACGCTTGCGTCAATTACCGGTGGATCGGTTACTTATAACAACGGAACCTCGGGTGTCGGTGCGACGCTGACCCTTGGCGTGGCACTGACCACGCTTGATGGTTACACCCTGCTTAATACCAATCGGATCTTGGTTAAGAACGAAACCAATCAGGCTCATAACGGTATTTATACCTGGGCAACTGGTGGCACGGTTCTAACCAGGGCGACTGATTTTGATACGCCCACTGAGATTGCGTCCGGCGATTTTACTTTTGTATCTAACGGTACCCTGTACGCCAATACGGGCTGGGTCCAAACCCAGCCTTGTGACGTTGTTGGTACTGACCCAATCATTTGGCAGCAATTTTCTGGCTCCGGCGCTTACACCGCCGGGACCGGATTGACATTGACCGGCACTCAGTTTTCTATTACAAACACGGGTGTCAGCGCTGCGACTTATGGGTCTGCTTCTCAGGTTCCAGTTTTTGCCGTTAACGCTCAGGGCCAGATTACAAGCGTCACAAACACCGCTATCGCGATCTCTTCAAGCGCCGTTTCTGGTTTGGGTACTATGGCTACGCAAAACGCGAGTAGCGTAGCGATTACAGGCGGAACGATTAACGGCACTACGATTGGCGGAACAACGGCCGCTGCCGGAACTTTTACAACGCTAACAGCAACAACAGGCATCTACGGAGGTGCATTCTAAATGGCACAGACTGGCTATACGCCCATTCTCATTTACGGAAGCAGCACCGCTTCGGCGACTCCGTCCGCTTCAAATCTAACCTCTTCCGCTAACGGTGCCGAGCTTGCGCTGAATTACACAGACGGCAAGCTTTACTATAAAGACAATACCGGTACCGTTCAGTTGCTTGCAAGTAAGGCCGGTGCATCAGGAAGCGTTACGTCGGTTGCCCAAACCTTCACGGGCGGCATTATTTCAGTGGCTGGCTCTCCAATCACCACGAGCGGAACGCTTGCCCTGACAGTGGCGGGAACCTCGGGTGGGGTTCCTTATTTCTCGAGCGCGTCAGCCTGGGCGTCTTCGGGTGCTTTGACGCAATACGGCGTTGTCTTAGGTGGTGGCGCAGGTGCTGCACCTACATCAACCTCTGCCGGTACTTCTGGGCAGGTTTTGACTTCAAATGGCTCAGGTTCGCCTCCTACGTTTCAAACGGCTTCAGGTATTTCCACTGGCAAAGCAATCGCTATGGCGATGATTTTCGGGTTCTAAGGAATAGATCATGGCAAATCCAAATATTGTAGCGGTCACAGCGATCTACGGTAATTCATCGCAGGTTTCGTTATCGACCACAAGTGCTACCAGTCTTGTAAGCAATGCTGCGTCATCGGGCAAGGTCTTCAAGATCAATTCGATTGTGGTGGCTAACGTGGATGGCACGACGGCTGCTGACATCACGATCAACATTTACAGCCAAGCTGCATTAGGCGGTACGGCCTACCCGATTGCTTCGACAATCTCGGTGCCTGCTGATGCGACGTTGATTGTGACTGACAAGACCACATCGTTCTACCTGCTGGAAAATCAGTCGATTGGTGCAACCGCAGGATCGGCAAGTGATCTGGTTGTGACGACAAGCTGGGAAGAAATCAACTAAGGGCTTTGCCATGCCTATCCACGGTTACCCCGGTGGGGTCATTAGTGCTACGCCGCCGACTGTCGATAACACGACAGCGTCAGGCATTTGGACGACTGAGAAGCAGTTGCAGTATCAGGCCCAAGGTCTTTGGCCTCCCGCTGTCGCCCAGCCCATCTCACGCAGCTTGCGGTTTAACCGCGCTGATCAAGCTCATTTGAGTAGAACGCCGGGGTCAGCAAGCAACAGGAAGACATGGACATGGAGCGGGTGGGTTAAACGAGGGCAAATAACGGCTAATCCATCTCAAAGCATATTCACCGCTGGATCTTCATCGACGACTGGATTTCAATTTCTTCAAAGCACTGATGCAATTGAACTTTACGATTACAGCGGTGCTTACACCTTTCAGATGGTAACGACGCCCGTTTATAGGGATGTATCAGCTTGGTACCACATTGTCGTTGCGTTCGATACAACACAAGCGACACAGTCAAACCGCATAAAGTTATATGTAAATGGAGTCCAAGTTACTAGTTTTTCAACCAGTAGTTACCCGGCTCTGAACGCCGACTATCAAATCAATAACAGCGTCCCAACGTATATCGGTCGGTACGGGGGCGGCGCTGGGTATGAAATAGACGGCTACATGACCGAAATCAACTTCATCGACGGTCAGCAGCTAACGCCATCTTCCTTCGGCCAAACCAACTCAAACACTGGTGTTTGGGAGCCTAAAGCCTTTAGCGGCACTTATGGCACCAATGGCTTCTATGTGAACTTCAGCGATAACAGCGGCACGACCAGCACGACGCTGGGCAAGGACTACTCAGGCAACAGCAACAACTGGACGCCCAACAATTTCAGCGTGACTGCTGGTGTCGGCAATGACAGCTTGGTGGATAGTCCGACAAGCTATGGCTCAGACACGGGCGCGGGTGGCACGGTGCGTGGCAACTACTGCA